GTCGCCTATGCCCCCGTCGACCGAGACGCCGATGGGCAAAAGCAGAAAATCCTCGACGGGCTTGACCTGCTCAAGTCCAGCCCTTATGATGAGCGGGTACTTGAGCGGCCCGACGTGATTATCGTGCCTGAGCACTCCTACGATGCGGACGTGGCCGCAAAGATGGACTCCGTGGCGGCAAAGTTGAGAGCCACCGGGATCGTGGACGTCAACGCAAAAGACGAGGCCGAGGCCACTGCCTTCGCCAAAAACTTCGGCACGCGTTACCTGCTGCTCTACCGCGGCCGCACCAAAATGGAGGGCAAGCTTTATCCCGCCTCCGCCGCCATCGCCGCGCTGATCGCTTATTGGGATGCCGGCGGGGATAACGGCTTCGACGAGTTCGGCTACGCCCGAAGCCACTCCAACCGCATCGTCAAGGGCGTCAGCGGTTCGGAAGTGCCCATCGAGTATTTCGAGGGCCAGGACTGCGAAGCTAGACGCTTGCGCCAAAAAGGCGTTGGGGCGATCGTGCAGGATGTCGGCTGGAGGAGCTACGGATTCGAGACCACAGACATCGACCCCATCTGGCAATCTTTGGAGCGGGTGCGGACTTTCTATCGCTGGCTCGATGCGATCATCAAAGCCAACAAATGGGCGCGCGACCGAAGTGCGGATCAGCTGATCTGGGTCAAAAAAACCTGCTCGGAGTTTTTCAAAAAGCTCACCGGTGCTGGGATCGCTCTGGGCTACGAGATCTATCTCGACGCTAACCGTAGCGACGTGACCGCCGGGAAGTTTACCTTCGTGCTCAAGACCGCCAACATGCCGGCGATCCGGGAGCTCAATTTCATCCTGACCTTCACGGATGAGCATAACGATGCGTTCATCGAGTGGGTCAATAATCAATAACAAGGAGCAAAAATGGCACGAGCGAATCTGAGAAACATCCTCCGAGGGCAAAACCTCTTCGTCGAGGGGATCGGCAATATCGGAAAGGTCGGCGACATCGAGACGCCCAAGGTCGAATTTGAGATGGCCGAGGACGGCAACATGAGCCGCAAGGTCGACACGGGGCTGCTCAAACCCATGGAGGCGAAATTTACCGTCTACGACGTCAATCCAGTGCTCTACAAGGCCGTGGGCAAGCGTCTCGGAGACGATGCCTCCTTTGTCGTCAAAGCCTCTGTCGTCGAGGGCAACAAACAAAAACAAGTCCTCTTTGAGGTCACAGGACAGGTCGAGAGTCAAGAGCAGGAAGGCACCAAAGAGGCTGGCAAAGAGGCCGGCGTGGTGTTTAACGTCGCCGTCACCGCCTACCGGCTGGAGATCGACGGGACGCAAGTTTACGACATCGACGTCGATCGCTACATCTGCAAGATCGACGGTAAAGATCATATGGATACGCTGCGTAAGCAGATCATGTAAGGAGGTAATGGATGGAAAAACTGAAAGTAGCACTACCGACACCGGCAAATATAGACGGCAAAGAGGTGACGGAACTTGAGTTCCGCGAGCCCATCGGTGCAGATATCGAAAAGATTATCGGCAGCGAAAGCGTCGGTAAGAGCATCACTTCGCTGGCGGCCTCTCTCTGCACGAATGTGGCCCTAAGCGAAGATGAAGTCCGAGCACTCCCGGCGGATGACTATCTGGCAATTTCGGGGGTGCTGATGGATTTTTTGGGATAGATTTTGTCGGGAGCGCTGCGATGATCGGGCGGTATTTGCACTTTGGCTATTCCGACATTTTGCAGATGCGTATCAGCGTGATGCTGGAGTTCGTCGAAATGGCGGCTACGGCCGCACAAAGCGCACAGCCAGCCGAATGACCCAGATGCACCCCACAATCCCCACCGCCCAGATCGCTCCGATGCCTGCCTGCTCATCGTGGGTGATAGAAACGACGACGACGGGAGCGGCGATCATGGCAATGACGATAATTGCCCAAGCGGCCATGAGGGTCAGTATATTTTTAATAATTCTCATACGCATATTGTAGCACAGGAGATAAAATGAGTAAACTATTTACTCTCGGTGTCATTTTAAGCGCAAAAGATATGCTCTCTCCCGTGCTCAAGAAGACCGATAAAAATCTTGGGGCATTGGCAGGACATACCAAGAAACTCAATACGCAGATAGCAAAAAGCACAAAAACGTCGTCAAAACTAAAAAAACAACTCACCGACCTTGATCAAAAGCTTCGCGTGGTCAAATCGCGCAGGTTTAGGCTCAATGAAGATTTTGATAAGGGTCGCATCTCCGCCGAAGAGTTCCGACAAAAACTATCTATTGTTGAGCGTCAAGAGCGCGTACTCGCCAAGCGGCGATTGCGGATTGACGGCGATTTCAAGCGCGCGGCATCCGAGGCACAGAAACTGGACGGGGCTCTGAGAAAGATCGAGCGTCGCCAGCTGGCGATTGAGCGGCTAGGAAAGCTCTCCAAAGCATTTACTTACAGCGGCACCGCGCTAGCTGGCCTTGGGGTTGTTACCCGCCATGTTTCGAGCGCACCTGTAGGAGCTTTCGCTGATCTGGAGGAGGCCCGCACCACACTCCAAATGACGATGATGGACAAAAGCGGCAAAGTCCCCAAGACTTTCGCCGAAATCGATCGTCAAGCCGTGGAGCTTGGAAACAAACTCCCCGGTACCACGAAGGATTTTTACGAGCTGGCCGCATCGATGCGTGCGCTTGGAGTTTCCGATAAGTCGATCACCGGCGGCGCATTCAAATCTGCTGCGTATCTGGCGACCGTGCTCAAGAGCAAGGGCGTGACCTATCAGCAGGCCGGAGAGGCCGTCGCCAAGTTCAAGGAGGCTGGGGCGATCGCGGATAAGGATATGCTCCCGTTTATCGACCTGATCCAGCGCATGGCGTATACTGGCGTTAGCCTAAGCGAGATGCAATATGCCTATTCAAAACTCGGCGCCACCATGAGGGGCATGGGTCTTGGCGGATATAAAGAGATGAAAAAGGTGTCCCCGTTTATTGGGATGCTCATCAAGGCCGGCTTCACCGGGGAGACGGTCGGGACCAATCTTGCATCGGCCATACAGCGAGCCGTCCTGTTCAACGGAACCAAGGCGGCCAAGAAACTCAGAAAAGAAACCGGCATCAGGCTTAAGTTTACCGACAAGCACGGCAAATTTATCGGCTTTGAAAATATGCTCTCTGTGCTCAATAATGCGACAAAGGGCATGAGCGACACCATGAGACTGAAAGTCCTCTCAACGGTTTACGGGACGGGCGAGCAGTTAAAAATGATCCAAGTCTTAATGGCACAGGGCGTAGGAGGATATAGGCGATATTTGCAGCAGATGGAGCGGCAAGCCAGTCTACAACAGCGCGCTGGAAAAGCGACCTCTACGCTAAGCGCATCGTGGGAGGCGTTGACGGGTACGTTCGAAAACCTGCTGGCGATCATTGGTGAGAACGTCGCTCCAGTGCTTAAAAAGATCACTGGAGTGCTCAACGATTTCGCAGACAAAGTGAGCAAGTTGGCGAAAGAATACCCGCAAATCACGAAGGCGATCAGCTACGGCGTTGTGGGGTTTTCGACCTTTGCGACCGTCGTCGGTGGCGGTGCCATCGCTCTGGGTGGATTGCTGGGCTTGGTCAAAGGGATGCTCTCCCCTGTCCGCACTGCTTCCAGCGTGATGCGGATGCTTGGCGGAGCATCCAAGGACAGCTGCGGCGGGCTCGGCTGTGTAGCCGGCAAAGCCGGGGACGCCGCTAAAAGCGTCGGGGCCCTCGGTAAAAAGACTAGTGCTCTTCGTAAGCTCTTCGCCTCGCCGTTGACTTTGACGGTCTCGATCGCCGGGGCAGCGGGGGTGCTGGCGGGGCTCAACGAGATCGCCAAAGCATCGCACCGGGCGATCGAGGACAAACGTTCGATCACGCCGACCAAAGGCAACGCCAATGCCCTGGCCGAGAAGGTCAAGCGGCTGGAGGAGCGTCTCGCTGCGGCGAAAGGCGAGAGAGGTCCCATCGCTCAAGCAACGGAGAGCTTTTTGCACGGGGCGAACGACGAGGCGAAGATCCGGCAGCTCGAAAAGCTGCTGGAGCGGGCAAAACGCAATCTCGAAGTTGCGAAAAAGGGCAACTACAAGCTGCCGAGTGCCGCCCCCGCAAAAGCGACTCCCCGCCAGATTGTGCGGGCGCGGGAGTACGCCCGGCTCAAGCAGGCCCTCTACCCAGCACCAGGTGAAACCGAGACAGGCCACTACGCCGCGGGCTTTGTCCGTCGGCTGAACTCGGAGGTCGGGACGAAGGCCCCGGCGGCTCAGGGCAGCTGGCAGGCGGCCATCGAGACAGCCAAAGCGGCGCAATCCCAGGCCCAAGCCCTCCAGGGGACCGTGCAGACGCTGGCGGCTCGCCCGGAGCAACACATCTACAACGTCCACGTCACCGTCAATAACGCCAAAACCGATCAGGACGTGGAGGGGGCCGTTCGTCGGGCTTTGGCGGATGCGCATTATCAGTCAGCCCAAAGGAGCTTAGGTGATCATTAGTATCGGAGGCTTTATCTTTGACGCGCCCGACGTGACCGGGCTCAAAGAGCAGATCATGCCGCATTTCGGCGAGTATAGGCCCATCGGCGACGATCCCCACTATCACCGCACGCAAGGATCGGTCGAAAAGATCACGATCCAAGGCGTCTATATCGCCGATAGCAACTCCCGCCCGGAGATCATCCGCGGCATTGCCCGCGCTAAAAAACCGGTGCGCTTTACGATGGCGTCGGGTCGCAGCACCAAGGTCATCGTGACGGGGTTTTCGACGGATAAAAAGCACTTTTTGCCCTATGCAGTGGCGGTCAACGTTGATTTTCAGATCGAGCTGACCAAGGCCGGGGGCGGGATCTCAATCTCCAGCATTATAGGAGGCATTCTTGCGCTATTTTAAGCTACCCCGCGACATGCGGGCGGATCAAATCGCGCTGGAGACGCTGGGCGGCGTGGAGCGCACGCAGGAGCTGATCCGACTTAATCCCGGGATGAGCAAGACCCCGATCCTCCCGGAGGGGACGGTCGTAAAAATCCCCGAGCGGGAGGAGGCGAAACCAGAGGGAGTCCACCTATGGTAGCGACGCCATTCGCCCAAGTGCTCGGGGGTTTTGTGGCCTCCGGCGTGAGCGCCGTCACCGTCACCGACAGCATTGACGATGAGAGCGATGCGATCAGGGTATCCTGCGAGACCTCGACGGCCATCGGTACGCAGAAGATCGAGGTGATGGGGCTGCTGGGTTGGACGGAAGGGATGTTTTGGCCCGTCGGTAGCTACGTGCTGCAATCCGTCACGACGACGGAGCGGGGGGAGGACGTCCTCTTCACCTCGGCGGCCTTTGACGAGGAGATGAAGAAAAAGCGGGCGCTATCCTATCAGAAGCTCAAACTTAAAGAGCTGGTTGCGAAGGTCGCCAAACGCCACGGCCTGAAAGCCAAGTGCGACATGGAGCAGTTTTTAGAGCATGTGGACCAAAAAAACGAGAGCGACATGGCGCTACTCAAGCGTTATGCGCAAAAATACAACGCCATTTTTAATATAA